GTTTGGCATCATGGTGTCCGTGCGACAGTTCATTGCCTTCGGGCCTGTGGGAGTTGAGGATTTCATTGCCAGTATTGAGACGTTAATGGCGACGTTTGGTTTCCAGGTGGAGCCCGGGACGATTCGCGTGTATGCGCAGATCGCTTGTTTGTACGGGCTTTACCAGCTGGTGCGCGCTCGTGCGAAGTTTTATCCTTACGCTTTGCGCGCGTTCTTGTGCTTGTTGTATTGGCTTGTGTGGCTTTTGTCGCCAGCCATTACCGCGAGCCAGCGATCCATGGCCTTTTTGAGGCCAGAAGAGCAGCACATTGTTGATTGTGTGCGTGGCGGCCCTCCGACGAAGCTTGGATATTTTCGTTGGAATGGTAAAGATTTTGTTCGCCACCAGGATTTGTCCATCAGCCGAGTTAAGTTGACTGGTGGGACTACCACGATCAATCCAGATAATAGCGAGGTTACCGCAAGTCATTGGGACGTTGTGGAGCCTGCCGCCCCCAGAGATTTGTCCCCCGGAGAGAGTGCTTTGGCTGGGCTGTCGAGCAATGCTCGTCCAGCCTCTCTCGAAAAGGGTCAAGTTCTGGTTTACGATTCTGCCTTGAATTATTTCTCGTCTGCAGTGGTCATCAACAATAACTTGGTGATGAGCCGCCATAAGACGAGGGGCCTTAGCCACATTGTGGTGAAGGGCACTAATTCGGGTGCAGGTGCATCGCACCAATCCGGTGTCAGGATTGGACTCGACCGTGCACGTCTCCTCGATTCATATGGTGCGCCAGAGTGGAACGAGAAGAAGCATACGTGCACTTTTCTTGACTTCTTAGCAATTCCGCTAGGGAAGGACGAGATTTCGATGATCGGAGTGAAGACGTTCAAGGACAAAGACCTCACGCGCAATTATGAGTTGCAGCGTGGCACCATAACTTACTCCAACGACGATTTCGGTTCAGTGGTCAAGGAAGAGGGTTCTATCCCTGAGAGCGACGCCAAGATTCATAATCTTGGCTTGGCTTTAGCTTACATTGTGTCTCAGCCAGGAGCCAGTTCGTCTGGCGTCAATGTTGTGCAGAATGGCAATAAGTTAGCCGGTTTGTGGTTGGGGCAACCCGCCCATTCGTTGAAGGTGCACCGAGGGAAAAAGAATTTGTTCATGCATACTGATGCGATAGTGGCTAATCTTGAGAAGGTGGGGCTGATGAAGTCCCCTTTGCTTGAGCGCATCCGTCAGTGGGGCGACAGTCTGGCAAGCGACACTCCTGGAGAGTCTCGTGAGAGCAAGAAGGAGCGTGCTGCTCGTTTGTGGGAAGAGTATTATGAAGCGCATCAAGAGGCTGAGAGCGACTGTTGCTCTGATGATGAAGAAGAAGAGTTTGAACGCGTTCACGGCGGGCGTGACGCGTATGGTGGGCATTCCCGGACCAGTGGAGTCGCCCAGCCTCTTGTCAGGCTGCCACTAGCGGTGGCAGCGCCGGCACCTATTGCGCCGCACCCAGGCGAGAGCGCCGCTTCGGCGGCCTTGAGCGTGGCCGTGCAGCACAATCGTCTTGACTTGGATGCCAAGATTAAGTCATGGAAGCATGGGATCTTGAACAACTGCGCTCCGCGTGTGTTGCGTGAGATTTCATACTACGTTGAAGAGGCTTCCGATGATGTTCGAGAGAGGCTTTCTGCCGTCCTTGAGGTTCCTTCGAATGCTTTGCTGCGTGACTACATGCAGAAGGTCGCACCGGAGTGGGCGTCAGGCGAGGACGGCGAGACTATTCTCGACAGACACGGCGATGTGTATTTCCGCCGTGCCGGCAGTTATTCGCACCAGCGAACCGGGAAGGAGAAGAAGAAGAAGGATGACGATTCCGGCTTGCAGCAGAAGCTTCGCGCGTTGGCGGAGAGGTATCATGCTGACAAGCTTCACGGATGTACCAAGGGGGAGTATAAGATTCCGGCCTGTTCTAAGAAGAACATTGACAGGTCGTTGAAGGCGCAGGCCGCCCTCGCTACGGCGAGCGCCCCCCGATTGTCGAGTGAGCAGCGCGACGCTTTTAACGCTGCTGTCCAGCTGGTCCGAGAGAAGTACTCGGCTGGCATTGGCGATGCTCCTATCAAGAGTTATCTGGAAGAGGGAGAGCACGGGTTTCTGAAAACTTTCCTCGGTTTCGAGGACAAGTCATCGGGAGTCAGCGCTCGATACCGCAACATGAAGAAGTCTACGTGGGTAAAGGCCCACCCGGAAGAGGTTGTTGATTTGGCCTTGAGCAGGCTTATTCTTATAGCTGTAGCAGGCGCGCAGCTTGAAGAGCTTGGCGCCATTGAGTTGATCAAGTACGGGTGCGCCGATGTCAAGGACATCTTCATGAAGCCAGAGGGGCACTCGCCTCAGAAGACAGAAGAGGGCCGGTTTAGGCTTATTTGGGTTAGTAGCCTCGTGGACTTGGTGGTCCAGGCGCTGCTGCACAAAGCCGACAATTCTGCTCATGTGGATGCCTATCAGGCTGGCACGTTGACTTGTGCGGCCATAGGCATGGGGCATAGCCCTGAAGGTTTGAGGCACCTCGTCCGAGCGTTCGAGAGAGAAGGCGTGGCAATGCGCAATGTGTCGAGCGACGCATCTGCATTTGACTTGTCCATTGACGGCTCTTTCATTCACAGCGACGGAGAGAGGCGGAAGAACAACTGTGCAGACCAAGACGTAGGCCGGTTGGTGAGGCGGTACGCACATATTTTGTGCAGCCATGTCCTTAACAACCAGGGCGACGTATGGTTGTGTGTGAAGTACGGCGTTACTTCGTCCGGCCAGTTGTCAACCACCACGCAGAACACGTACGCTCGTTCTGTCATGGCCGCCTACGGCGGTTGCCAAGGCTGGACATGCGCAGGGGACGACTTGGTTGGAGACGAGGAGTTTGATGAGACCCGCTTGTTAGACTTCGGCGTGCGGTCACGCGATGTTGTGAGGCACGAGGGTGAAGCAGATTTCACCTCTCATCTCATTAATTCGCATACTGCTCGTGGAAAGTTTTGCAATGTTGAGAAGTTGCTTTGGCACATTTACGACACTTGCACAGACGTGTCTACCAACCGCGAGAGATTTGGTTCCGTCCTCTACATTTTGCGCGACACTCCTGGTGTGCTTGAGGATATTGACTCGCTCACCAACGAGTTTGGGATAAACACAGAGGGTTATGTGGCAGAGTCTACTCTTGCAGGAGATTTAGCTTAGCTGCGAACACCCCGCAGTCAGCAGCAGGGCATGCGTAAGACCCTGACGGGTGTGGCGATCCCGGC